TTTAAGTTGTATCGCCCATAGGTTGTATAGAACAATTCTAAGTACCGCATAGGTTGTATAGCCGCCCCCTCGCCCATAGGTTGTATTAGCGTTTGTTCATACACCTTATAGTTGTATCGGGGTTACTCGCCTATAGGTTGTATTAGCCACTATCTTATGATACCTATGACTATCCCTAATAGTACTTGCAATTACCCCTAAAGTATGTCATTGTATTCCTATGGGTCAGAAGAGACTCTTTACCGCCTAAAGTATAGGCACTAACCTTTGGAGATACTAACATGACTAAAGATACAAACACCCCTACTATCGAGACCCCAGTACACCTTATGGATAGCGCATTGCTCATAAGCGCCAAGACTAGCCTTGAGTATGCCCTACCTGCCCAAAAGGTCCTACGCCGTACCGTCTTAACGATAGTCTGTGACCTACTTAAGGAGGCATTAACTCGTTTTCCTAAACTTTCGGAAGCCAATCGTATCAAAATGGTAGATGGGGTAGTCAATTCGTATGTAAGGGAATTTACTAATGGTGGTAACCAAGCCTTTGGTCTACCTTCTAAAGTATTATTCGTTACTACCCTTAAGACAGTCTTTAGCCCAGAAGAATACCTCCTTATATCAAAAGGTGGTAAGATGCAGGAGGTTATCAAAAGTATAGAAAACGTCTCTAAAGACGATACCGATGTATCCGAATGGGAGGAATAAGATGAAAGAGGAGATTATATACCTACTTGTGATATCTGCAGCTACCCTTGCCGCCTTATGGATGGTTATATCTGTCTTTTTGTTAATGGGATAAACTAAAGTAAGGGACCTGTACTTAGGTATGGGTCCCCTATATTCTAAAGTATAGGTTCTCGGCACCGGCGATTGCACCCCTATCTATAACATAAAAAAATACCTTGGCCTAACAGCAGTTGCGACAAAGTGTCTCACTATGCCAAATAAACATATGTCTACCCCTTGACATTCAAAAGTTAGTACCTATGTGTCATAAGACAGGACAGGCTACATATGTTATACATTTGTTAAGCTTAATTAGATTACTATTAGTTTTAATCATAATAGTTAATAATTAAAAGAGACAAATGACAACATATGTTTAACTTAAGTAGTAGGTAACAGGTGTGATGTTAGTAGACTTTAGAGAAATAGTCCATCATGACAACAAAAAGATCATAGACTTTAGTGTTTATTGTGTTGTCAAGTATAAGGGCAAAAAGTATTACTATATAAATAAATCTAAAGAAGACTGCTTATTAGACCTTATAGAGTTTATCACTGATGAAGAAATCTATGTAGAAGAACTTGAACCTTAACCTTTCTTTTGTTGCCAATCAATAGCTTATACGAAATATACGAAATAGTTACCTTTTAGGGGTTGACATTTGCAAAATAGTACCTATGTGGTATAACACGGCAAGAGTCAAACTCATACCTCCCCAACTGTTTTAGCAATGAGTGAGACGCAGAGTAGCTGACCTTGCCCCCTTATTTTCCCATGAGAGACCTTATGACTTATCCCAAAAATCAGGTATTGCCCTTTAGTAAGCCTATCTCTAAGTACGTCCGTCAGGCTGTACAAGATGGTGTGCAGATTAAAGATATTATGGCTGCTGTAGCTAATAAGTATGAGAGTGCCCCTAGCTCCCTTGGTACCTTCTATAAACTGTATGGTGCTGACATAGCAGAAGCTAGATCAGAGATTGTCTCTAAGATAGGCAATGTAGTCGTACAGCAAGCCATAGACGGACACTTCGCTTCACAAGAGCTGTTCTTGCGTAGTAAGGGCGGTTGGAGCCCTCAGAGTACTGTTAACGACCCCGACGAGTACACAGACCCAGATCAGGACAATAGTGCTATAGATGCCCTTATGACCTTGCTGGGCAAGGATACAGATGAAAACTCTGACACAGAAGACGCAGCGTAAACTTACAGCAGAGTCTCTAAGAGACTTAAGTTCCCATAAGCTTAAAGATGCGTTAAGTCAGCTTACTCCTGAACAAGCACAAGAGTTACAACACGATTGGTCGTTCTGGGCTAGACAAGACCAACTAGAGCCAGAGGGTAAGTGGAACACTTGGGTCGCCTTAGCTGGTAGAGGTTGGGGTAAGACTAGAGCTGGTGCTGAGTGGGTCAGGCATAGAATAAAGATGGGTGATCGTATCGTCCATTGTGTTGCCCCCACTAAAGGTGATGTTCGTAGAGTTATGGTTGAGGGAGACTCAGGTCTCTTAAATGTCTGCCACAAGAGCGACAAAACCTACCGTAAGGCTGACATGGGTTATCCTGTGTGGTCTCCTACTAATAACAGCATGTCTTGGGCTAATGGTGCTAAGGCTGTCTTTTTCTCAGCAGAAGACCCTGAGAGACTTAGAGGACCACAGGCTCATAGTGCATGGTGTGATGAGTTATGTGCTTGGAGAAACGCACAAGACACTTGGGATATGATGCAGTTTGGCCTACGATTAGGTAAGCGACCTGTAGTCTTTGTAACTACTACACCTAAGACCACTAAGCTTCTCCGTAGTATACTAGACGATGAAAACACACATGTATCCACTGGCTCTACATTTGATAACAGTGCTAATCTTGCTGATACCTTTCTTGTAGCCGTAAAGAAGACCTACGAAGGAACACGATTAGGGCGACAAGAACTCTACGCAGAAATACTAGATGAAGCCTCTGGCGCCCTGTGGAACCGTAAGTTACTAGCTGAGTGTGAAGTACTCAAAGATGACGTCCCTTCACTTAATCGTATTGTAGTAGCTATAGACCCAGCTATTAGTAATAACACTGACTCGGATATGACTGGTATTATTGTAGCTGGTGTAGACGTTAACGGCACTGCCTATGTCATAGAAGACCACACAGGCAACTACAGTCCTCAAGCTTGGGCTGCTAAAGCTGTTGAGTTATACAGAGAGCATATGGCTGATAGGATTGTTGCCGAGAAGAACCAAGGTGGCGACATGGTTAGACATACGCTTCACACAGAAGACGAAACCTTACCAATACGTCTAGTCCATGCCTCAAGAGGTAAGATGGCTAGAGCAGAGCCAGTATCTGCACTCTACGAACAAGGGCGTGTTAAACACGTCAGAGGGCTTAACGACCTAGAAGATCAGATGGTTCAGTGGGAACCTCTTGGGTCTATGGGATCACCAGACAGACTTGATGCGATGGTATGGGCTATCACTGACCTCAGTCTTAACGGATACGCCAAGCCTCAACTCAAATTGGCCTACAGTTCGGCTAAAGGACTATTATAGATGCCTAGAAAACTAAGCCAGACTAAGGCTACACAAACGCTTGGTGTGAGTGGTCAGAATGTCCGAAATGGACAGATTCGTTCGGACGAGTTTATTCCTGAGTTGCGTGGCAAAGCTGCCATTCGTAAGTATCGGGAGATGAGGGATAATGACAGTACTATTGGTGCGGTTATGTATGCTGCTGAACAAGTACTTCGTGACGTCAAGCTCAAGGTGGAGCCAGCCAATGATTCGGATGCAGCAAAGACTGAAGCAGAGTTTGTCGAGAGTGTCCTTGATGATATGGAACACTCGCTTGATGATCACATTGCAGAAGCACTATCAAGCCTTAGTTATGGCTTTGCTTGGTTTGAGGTTGTCTATAAGCGCCGTGTTGGGCCTACTCAGAGATCGTACAAGAAGTATAGTAAGTATACTGACGGACGTATGGGTGTGCGCAAGATTGTGTGCCGTGCGCCTTGGACAGTGTCTCGGTTTGATGTAGACACTAAGACAGGCGAAGTACTGGGACTTTATCAGGATACAGGTTATGCACTTTCTCAACACTACATCCCGTCTAACAAAAGCCTCTATTATAGAACTACTTCTATTAACGGTGATCCCAGTGGTCGTAGTATTCTACGCAATGCTTACACATCGTACCAATACTTAAACAACCTACAGAGCATAGAAGCTATTGCAGTGGAACGTGAGTTAGCTGGTATCCCAGTAGCTCGTATTCCCTCTGAGTACCTCTCAGGAGATGCTACAGCAGCCCAGTCAGGTTTTGTCGCCAATCTTGAAGGAATCCTTCGTGATGTAAAGTTCAACGAACAGGGATACATTATTACGCCTAGTGATACCTATCCTGACAAAGATGGCTCTCCTACAGACATCCGTCTGGTAGACGTAGAGCTAATGTCCAGTTCAGGAACTCGTAACTTATCTATTGACCCTATTGTAAGACGTTATCAGCATGACATTGCCCGTAGTGTACTTTCTGAGTTTCTTATGCTTGGTGGAGGTAACAACGGATCATATGCGCTTTCTAAAAGTAAGACTGACCTGTTCCTACGTGCCCTAGAGAGCTACATCCAAGCTATTGTAGATGTACTTAACAAACAGTTAGTAGAACGCTTGTGGCAGCTTAATGGTCTTAACTACGATCTGATGCCATGTATTAAGGCCGGTGATGTTGCACCACACGACCTACGTGAAATCTCAGGATTCTTGCGTAACCTTAACGGTGCTGACATTGACGTAAGTGACCACCCAGAGGTTATAACAGACCTTATGGCTATAGCAGAACTTAACTACAACCCCGACCTGATCATACAAGACACACAAGATGACTTACCCACTGAGGAAGCATCAGAAGAAGATAATAAGGAAACAAACTAATGCCAGCACCAGTAACAGCACTAAGCAATGCTTTTAAGTTAGAGTTGCTTAAAGGTAATCACGACTTTGATAACGACACATTTCGTGTAGCACTAATTAAAGAAAGCCCAAGTGGTACTTATGATGCCACAACAGTAGCGTACACTGACTTAGGTTCAGATCAAGCCTCTGGAACTGGCTATACAGGGACTTTCGATACTGTGTCTACAGGCGCACAGGCAGCTATCGCCACTGGATACCCTCAGATGGATGGTACAACTGCCGTAATGGACTTTGACGATGCAGTATTTTCAAGCGTAACTGTGCAGGCTGACGGTTGTATTCTTTATAACCCAAATGCTGATAGTGCAGCTAATGTTATCGCAGTGTTTAATTTTGGTGGTACAGTTAGTGCTACTGCTGGTGACTTTACTATCCAGTTCCCTGCGCCGGGCGCCACTACAAGTATTCTACGTCTAGCCTAATCTAAGGATACCTAATAATGGTAAAGTTCGTCAACAGAGTTAAACTTAATCTGACCACTACAGGTACAGGTACAGTAACCTTTGGCTCTGTTGTCGATGGCTTCCAGAGTCTTGCTGATGCCTCTGTTGTTGACTCTGACGTTGTAAGATATACGATTGAGAGTGGAACTAACTTTGAGGTAGGGACTGGTACCATAGGACTATCTGGTGGAACTTACACTATGGCTAGGGCTCCTAGTTCCTCCTCCTTGGCAAATAACTCAGCTATAAACTTAAATGCTGGTGCGGTATGCTTTCTTACCATGCTTTCAGAAGATATTGTTCAAGTCCTATCTGATTTAGATAATGTGTCTTCTACCGCACCCGCTGGTGGTCAAAATTTATCTTACGACTCAGGTACTAGTTCTTGGGTTCCTGCCTCTCCTTCTGGTGGCATTACAAGCGTAGCCAACCTCGCTGGTCTTCCTGCGTCTCCTAATGAAACAGACCTAGCTTGGGTGCAGGATACTAAGTCTTTATTTATCTATGACGGCACTGAATGGGACAGGTTTTACACCGACACAAATGCAACACCTGACTGGACCACTCCACCACCATCGACCAAGCAGATTTTGGCTGTCGATGGCACTGCAACTGTTCAAACTGTTGCAGCAAGTGATCCAGAAGGGTTTCCAATTGAATATACGTTTGACACCAACCCAGCAAGTCCAGCACAGGCAACTGTCTCTAACTCGTCAGGGGTGTTTACCATTACACCTTCTACATCAGTGTCAGACGAGGGTGAGTTTACCTTAAGATATAGGGCATCAGACGGTATCCACTCCAATGCCCTATCTACAGTATACGTACTCAGTTTCTATACCAACCCTGACATGACTAGCGTAAGTTATGACAGCAAAAGTTTCGATTTCAGCCCACCAGAAAACAACCCATACTCTGTCAGATTTAGTGCAGATGGCACAAAAATGTACTGCGTTGGCTACTACACCGATACTGTATACCAGTTCACCCTAAGTACAGCGTTTGATGTAAGCACATCGTCTAATTATGTCGCCTCTGGCGCAGGCGCTACACCGAAATTTTATGTCGGTTCACAAGAAGGCACTGTTAGGGCTCTTGACTTTAGCGCAGATGGCACAAAAATGTACATCTGTGGCGGGGCTACAAAAAAAGTCCATGAGTACGACTTGAGTACTGCGTTTGATGTAAGTACGTCAGCTTATAACAACAACTTTTTCTCAGTCAGTGGTCAGATGGGATCAAGCATCAGTGATGTTAAGTTCAGCGCAACTGGGCATCGTATGTATGTCACTGGCTATAGCGTCGATAAGATAGTCCAGTATGACCTGTCTACAAATTTTGATGTAACTTCTGCTGTATACAATGGTGTATTTCTTAACACGGCATCTGCAGCATCTCCAACAAGCCCTTACCCACAAGGGATCGCTTGGAACAACACTGGTTCCAAACTGTATCACTGCGACAACTACAGAGATACGGTCTATGAGTGGGATCTGACAACCGAATTTGACGTAAGTACGGCAACTCAAGTTGCGGCGGCAAACATTGGCAATTCCTACGAAGCTGTGTCTATGGCCTTTAGCTCAGATGGCACAAAAATGTACATACTAAACGGCAGCACTGACACAGTTCATCAGTTCACGGCTCAATAAATGTTAGGTTTTTCTCCCCTTGCTGGCTCCACTATAGGTGGTTCTGGTGTTGTCAGAGAAGTGGTGTTGGCAAATGTAACAGGAGTTCAGTCTTCTGCAACTTTAGGGGTTATCTCCCTATCTACTGACGCCACTATATCTGATCAAGCCGTAAGAAAGCCCGGAACTACTTTCTTCTATGACCCTAATGCTGATGGCATAGGGATTTTACGCCCCAATGAGTATGTTAGATACAACTGGGTAAACTCTTTTATCTTAGGTATGCGAGATCAGATACCTCTCGGAACTGTCGGTGCAGACAATATCACAATTGGTCCTTTTTGGGATGAAGCTGTCACTGGCGATAACGCCTTATCTTTACAAACTAAACTAACCGCTGAGTTAACCTCTGACCCGATAGTGTCTCAATCTTCATGGGCTCCTTTGGTTAACGGTGACTACACCTACCCAGCTACCTATGTATCTGATCTTGGGTACGGCGCTAGTGGCCCCTCTGCTGTTACGGTATACCTGAACCACTTGCCCTCTGAGTCCATTGTTAGCAATGCGGCAACTATCAGCACTATTGACGACCCCCTTTTAGTTACCCTCACTTTCCCTGCTTCTGACCCTGACTTGTTTGGTGTTGTTGTTGGGCAAGTACGCACAATAAACACTTTTGATACGACTAACACTGATACATACTTTGATAGCCTTATTACAAGTCAACTTAATGAGGTACAGTGGCCTAGCGAAAACAAGCACTTCCTCCTACAAAAGTATGACACAGACAAAGGTTTTTTCCTTGGAACCTTAAGAACTACCAATTTTCAACGTAATAAAGCCCATCCCTTTCTGGGTGCAGCTCACGTCGAGTACGGTTTCCGATTACAGCCTCAGATCACTG